TTTGTAATCTGGCCCACGTAGGTCAAAAGTTGATTTTGCTGCGATTTGTCTTCTGGGTTAAACAAGATTACTTTCACTTCGGCCAACCACTTGCCTTGAATTGAAGACAGCGCCCATTGCCTGGACAGATCGTTATTGGGAAATACCAGCGTGGCATCAATGTTGTCGCCTTGGCGGTTGGTTGTTAAACCCCTAAAACCAAAAGGCACAAAGCTATAGCCACTTACGGTTTCGTTGATCCAAAAGTTTTGCCAGCGGAAGATAGATCCGTTTTGCTGTTTTAGATCCAGAAATTGGCCGATTGCGAATTCCATCTGGTCTTACATCCCGATCTTGCGGCGAGCGCTGGGGCTTTGCTGCAGCTTACGTAGTGCGCGGGCTTCGCCGGCACGGCTTGCTTGATCGACAATAGCGGGCACCTGATCCTGTCGAATGTAGTTCGTATCGTTGAACTGCATCACACCACCGCTGATGGTGATCTGGGTCGGTTGGTTAATTAGGGCAAAGCCGCCACTTTGTTCTGTGGAACTTGCGCCTTTGAGAACTGCCTCTCCGCGAACGCCGGCGTTGTAGCGCTGCATTGCGCCAGCCATCTTGTTGGCCGGGATGACATACTCATCAGAGCCGCCCTCTCCGATTAACGCACGAGTAGGTCGGGTAACAAAACCACCTTCAGCAAACCCTTTGATCGCGCCCTTACCAGCTGATATTGCTTTACTGGCTGAAGACGTGCCGCTAGATGGAGCCACCGCTCCTGAAATCAAACCGACAATAGTTTCAAGAATGTAAATTTCAATTAATTTTGCAATGATTTGATTTGCTGTCTCTAAGAAAGCTTCCCCTACACTTTTGAAGAAATTGGATAATGCCTGTTGTGCACTAGCTGTGCCAGAAACTAGATCAATGAAGGATTGTGAGAAAGCTTCACCAATAGATTTGGCGGCGTTTGCGACTTGATTGCTGATGTCAACTAGCTCAGCTAGTTCTTCTCTAGCTTTTATGGCTGCGTCCTGTAGTCTTTTAGCTGGGCTTTCTTGTTCTTTAGTCTTTGTAACGGCCCCGGCTGCCCGCCCTGCAATGGCGTCTCTTCTTTCTTCCAGTACTTTAATTTGGTCCTCTAGTGCTTTATTTGTTCCTTCTATTGCTCTCTTTTTCTCAAGCTCGGCTATTGCAGCATCAAATTGAAGAACAGCTATATTTTCAAGTTTTTCAATTTCAATAATGCGTTCTGCAACAACTCCACGCACACCTTCTTTAATAAGTTGGGCAAAACGCTGTCTTTCGGCTGCTTTACTTGCAATCTCTTCGTCCAAATTATCGAAAGGAGCTTCAATACTTTCAGCAAGAGCTGAAATTTTTGCCTTAAATTGCTCCTGATTTTTAAGCGCCAAAAGATCGTTAACGGCCAGCTGTGCAGATACAGCTGCGCTTTCTGCTTCTTTCAGTTTTTCTGTAAGGGTATTAAGTGCGGCTGTAGATACTCCTTGGCCACCTACAGCGCCTATTTCACGTAATGGCGCCGGGGCTTTTGCCTCGCGTAAACGTTTTTCGGCATCTACTGCAAAATTAAACCCTTGCTGGGCAAAGGTTTGTAATCTTTGTAGGCTTTGAACATCAGGCGTAGGTGCGGCTTGTCCTGCAAGTAAACCAAACTCTTGAGAAATAATCTGTAAACGTACAAGGGATATCTGTTTTTCAATCTCAAAACGACGGACATCTTGCTGCGCATTTTGTTTACGAATTCCTGCGTTTATGTCAGCGACACGTCTGGCTGTATCAATGTTTAGCCTGCTTACTTCGCGAGCAGTTTCTGCCTGGAACCTTGCAGCTTGGATATCTGTACGAAGTGCTTCAAGCGCTGAATCTCGCTTTAGCTTTGCTGATTGTTCGGCAATAGACAGTTCCTGTTCTTGGAATGTTCCGGCTGCTTCTGCTGCTGTTCTCGCAGCATCTCTGGCTTGTGTAGGTAAGCCTGCACCAGCTGCAGATACAGCTTGTTGATTAGCTATAGACAGGCTTTCTTGCCTAATTTGGGCCTGCGTATCAAGCAGTTCATTTTCTTTTTGTATTAACGCCAATCGCTTATTGGTTACTTCATCTTCAACGCGACGACGGATAGCGGCGATGCTTTCCTCGTAACCTTCAATTAAGTCAAAGCGCTGTCTATCTAGTTCTTGCTGTCTTTCGTTGGCCTGCTCAAATTTACTAACAATGTCAATAACTTCTAATTGTTTTTGCAGGATGCTTACAAATTCCTGGCGAGCCTGCTCAGGATCAAGTTTTACATCTGCGTTTACACGGAGTTTACCAAATTTATCCAGTGCTTGTTGTACTTGCTCTGGTTTGAAAGTGGCTAAAGCCTCAAGTTGTGTTCGGTTAAGTGCGCCTGTCGGTCTGAAGGTTCCTTTAGTTGCAAGTACCCGCAGCTCCTCGTTGAGTTTTTGTCTATCTTGCGGGTTAAGATCTTGTCGAAGTGCTTCAACTCTGCCGGCTATAGCGGAAGGCTTAAAGAATTGATTTAATACGGAAGCAAAGTCGGCAAGTGGTCCGGCTACAACGGCTTGTAGCTGAACTGAAAGTTCCGCCCAAGTGCGATTGAGTCGATCACTTTCGCTACCTAACTCGCGCAAGCTGTCTACGCCGCGTGCTCCAATCGTCTTAAATAGTTCTTCTTGGGCGGCTGCGTTTGCGCTGGCCGCAAAACCAGCATCCTGTAGTACTTGCAATTCTTTTTCGCGTTCGCGGTTTGAAATTAGAGAGCGCTCTTTTAGTGTGTTAAAGGTTTCTGAAACTTTAAGTAGCGCTCCGCCCAATTCTGTTGATTTAGTGATCAACGTGTCAAACGCTTGCCCTAATGCAGTACCGACCAGTGACAAACCGAAACCAAATTGGCCACCCGCCAAGCCGCCTGCCGCACCGCCAAGACCGCCGCCTAAAGCTGCGCCCGGGCCTTGACCAAAAAGAAGCGGGAACGCTCCACCGATTACGGCATTGCTGAGAGCTTCTGTTCTTCTGGCTCTACCTGCAGCAAGGGCCGCAGGCGATCCAGCTATGTCTTCCCTTCCGCCTATAGGGCTAAAACGTCCAGCTACTAAAGCTCCCTGTTTTTCAATAGATAATTGCCTCTCCGTTAATTTAAGGGTTTTCTGCTTACTTTCGTTTAAGTTTTCTTGTGCTCTCTCGGCATCCGCTATAGCTACAACGGAGTTTTGATCTAGTCTCTGAAGATTTTCGGCAAGTCCGTTTAATTGTCTTTTTGTTGTAGCAATTCTATCTAAAATTGCTTGTTTCTTTGTGTTTAATTCTAGACTCTGTTTTTCAGCTGCTGTCATAGACAAAGCAACTGGAAAACCCATAGCTCCTGCCTGCGCTAATGGCGGCAACGGACCTTGCACAGCTTGGCCAGATGCGCCAGCGAGGAATCGGGCTTTCCTTTCTTGCTCGGCTAGAAGTTCAAGTACTTCACGAGTGCCTTGTACAAGATTTTGCTGGGCTTGTACTTTTTCATTAAGTACATCGGCGCTTCTTTTTTCTAAAGCCAGCAGAGCTTCTTGTAAAGCAGTTTCTTCTTGCCTACTTTGCAGTGTCCGTTGAACACGCTCAGCTACAGGTGACTTTTGCCCTACAAGCGAATTTACCGCCGAGGCTTGTCCTGGTCCAATAGGCCCAGCGTATTGAGTCGTTTCGCGTATTCCTGACTGGGCTAATTTTTGTTTGCGTCTTAGCTCAATTTCATCCGCAATAAGTTCATTTTGGATACGTTGTATCTGATTAGCTTGACCAATAGCTGTAACGTACTGGCTGATAGCGTCCGCGTAGTTACCCGAAGCTTTGCCGGCAGCATTAAGTTGTACTGCTGTTTCTTTTAGTGTTTCAGCAGCTTTATTTAAAACACTTGTGTACTCATTTACGCTTTGGATAGCTTGTCTATCAATAAGAGTTTTTACATTTGCATCTTCTACTGCTCTAGAGAGTCTAGTTACCCTGTCCTGAAGTTCTTTAAGTGCACCAGCGCCCTTTACGCCGATTTCAATATCAGCTCTGTAGGCGGCCACGGCGTCTCGTCACACTCTGGTACTTCAGTTTACGGTGTAAAAAAGCCGCCGGGTTAGCGGCGGCGTTTGGCTTTTTCCATTGCCTTTTCTTGATCCTCATTCAGGATCTGGAAGTAGGCGCTCCAGCCGAGTAACTCCTCGGCGGTCATCGTGGAGCGGACTTGGCTAAGCGTTAGTCCCAGTTCCTTGGCCACGCCGAATTGCAAAAGGAGCCAGTTGTCCTTGCGGAGTTCGGCGCTTAGGCTTTTGGGTCGAGGGGCTCGGCGTCGTCCGTCAGAATCGCCAGCATAAGAGCTTGGAGATCTTTGTCCTTGACTTCGTTTTTTAGCACATCGATTTCTCCGGCACTAAAAAGCTTGGCTCCGGATTCGTCCAGTGCTTTTGTGATCAGCAACTGAAGTGCGAATGCGTTGGCGTCGTCGGACTTGGCTTGCTTTTGGGCACGCTCGCGCTCGGCCATCGTCAGCGGAGTAACCCACATTTCAAATTTGCTGCCGTCTGACAATTCGACAGTCTTTTTAGTTGGCTCCAGGTTGGCCGCCTTGCGCAGGCGATCAATGGCGCGTACAGGAATGGGCATACCAGTTGATTGGTTATAGGGTTACTGTAGCAAATTAGAGACAAAAAAACCCCGGCGTTTAGGCCGGGGTCGCTGAACCAACTGCAGCAGCAGACTATCAGGCCGAGGTGCTGAAGTCGAAGCTGGGGGCGCCCGAAGGACGGAAGTTAATCGACACAGATTGGGCGTCGTCCGGATTCACGTTCATGCTGGCCGAGGTGATCACGGCGTCGAACGAGATAGAGCGGCTCAGGCTTTCGCTAAGTGCACCACCAGTAAAGACGCGGTCGGTGTACAGCTTGAAAGCGGCACCAATTTGCTGGCGTTGCAGCACGTCTTCCACTAGGCGGTTAGACAGAGAGGATGCCTCGTTGGTCATGTACACCGTGGCAGTGCCAGTGCCATCGCCGAAACCACTGATGTAGTTACGGAAAGGCACGTACTGGCCGGGGGTCTGGCCAATGGTGGTGACGTCGATTTCCGAGCGAGTTACCTCGAAGCTCCAGTCGCGGACTTGGCCAACTA